CCCTGTTTTGCAGCGTCTAACCTCGCTTCTCTCAAGAGAGCGGGTCATTTTATTCAGCGCCTCTAAGTCGGAAACCGCACTGTTCATTGGACGGAAATCTTCCTGCATTTTTACAAATCCCTTCATGACAAAAAACGAACATGAGGAACGATACGCATCACGACAACGATGACTTCAATCCATGGACATCGATCGGCTTGCAGACCGCGATGTTACTGAACCGGCTGCGAATACAGGCGCAGCTTTTAGAATTACAAACCGACAGCCCTGAGAAAGGCGTAGAGAACGACAAGGCCGACAACGAGCGCGCTACCCGCGAGGAGAAGGAAGATCAGCGCCGCTTCGTTGAAAGGAGATTTCGATAGATTGCGGATGTCAGATATTCCCGCAAAGGGATCATCTAAATCGCGCGGTGTAGTGTGCGCGTGAGAGCCGGGTTGCGGTCCCCCCGCCGTGACTCGGCTCTTTATTCTGAAGTGTCGCATGATGTACCCCATCGAATGTATTTTCCGACGAAAACACCCAACACAACTTGCAACGCGAACCACGCTAGAAGAAAGATGAGCGCATGCATCATGCTTCGGCCTCTTTGAGAGCCAGATGCTCTGCGATGTAATCGAGATACGCGCGCCCGAACCATTCACCGGCCAAAACCCATTTGCAGCGCGCGACGCGGCGGATATCGAGGCCATAATAATCCGTGAGATCGGCCAGCAACCGATCATTATTGGGCGATGAATAGTCGATCACGCGCCCCTTGCTCGCTTGGAAGCGATCGTAAATTGCGCGGAGCTTCGATCCTTCGCTCGGGATGGCATTTCGCGGCGCGTGGCTTTTGCGCCCGGTCTTGAAGAGGCTGGCGGGCGCGGATCTCATGCCAACACCCATCGAATTGGAATGCCCTTGCGGCGTCTCACGAGGGGAAATGTAGGAATTTCAGCTACTACCGGAATAAAATCAGGTGCCGTTTTCTGCCGAACAAACGCAAGAACTTCGACAGTGGGATGGAACCATTCAGCGCGGTGCCAACTGTTAGCCAGCAACAAATGCGCCTGTCTTTCATCAGATCGCTCGCCAGCAAAGAAACCGATCCATCTCAAAGCATGAGGGCTGCCAGCCTGATAAGTGCGGACCCGATATTTCACATTGGACTTAGTGAAACCGATTTTAACCGGCCCATCGGCGCCGACTTGAAGGAAGTATATGCTTCCCAAATGCGCCGGAAGATTTGAACGAGAACTGAGCATCATGCAGCCGTCTCACGGCGCTTGCGCATGAAGTTGCGGACGCGATCCAGCGTCTCGGGGCGCGGCCAGCGTCCCCGTTTAAGCTCGTGAAGGAACCCTTCATCATTGAGGGCCAGCTTCCCGAAGGCGGTAACGCTCATGCCGTTCCGAGCGCGGAACGCTTCGATCTCATCCAAGAAAGGTTGAATTGAGGAATGCAGTTTCATGATTGTTATCATAATGGGACCATTCCCATTATGTCAAGTAGGAATTCCCATTTTTCCCATTACGGGGTAGCGTTCTAAAAAAGGGGATGGATAAAAATGACATGGTACGGAAGTTAATCCAGGACCGCCTAGCCGAACTGGAAATGAGTAGAAAAGAATTGTCGCTCGCGATTGGTTGCGACGGCGGCTACATCTCGCAGTTTTTAGTCAGAGGAGTGCCTCGCGAGCTGCACGAACCCGAGCGGCTTAAGATCGCCGAGATTTTGAAAGTTCCAGAAGAGAAACTTCGCGGCCCATCATCTCCGTTGCCAAAACGCACCTATGTTAAAAATGAAGACACCGCTCGCGAAAGTTTAATTGACATAAAACCGCCACCAAACGATACGGTCGGAGAAGCGCCACCCAATCAAAAGCAACAATTCATCCAGAGCGCTCAACTCTATGTAAATATGGATTTGCCGGTGTACGGAACAGCCCAGGGTGGTGAAGGCTCGCTTGTTATTTCCGACAGACCGGTCGATTACGTGACGCGGCCGTCCGTCTTAGCGCGAGTGCAGGACGGCTATGGCATGATCGTTGACGGCGATTCAATGTACCCCGCACTGAAGGCCGGTTGGATAGCTCTGATCAATCCTCATCTACCGCCGCGAAGCGAGGACATTTGCATTTTCCGTTGGCACGCCCAGGACGGAACGGTGAACGCGATGGTAAAAGAATATCGCGGCCAGACTGAAACGCACTGGAAGGTGCGGCAGCACAATCCTGCCAGAGATTTCACGCTCAAAAAGAGCCAGTGGCAGATATGCCACAGGGTCGTCGGCAGCTATTTTTCCTAAAAAATACCCTTCCCCTGCCGTAATTTTAGCAGCGGGGTAAAAATTTATTGTGAAAATGGGAATTTACCCATTGACGAATGGGACCATTCCCATTTATGTTCTCCCCATCGAACGAAACACCGGCCAGCCGGATCGATAGGGGAAAGCAGCATGAAGCGCACCAGCCATTCCTACTTCATCGTTATGCAGGACTACGCCGAGCGCGGCCTAGAGGCAATTGTCCAGCCAGAACGCACCCGACGCGACATCGTGCAGATGTTGGCTCATGGCGAATACCAGCACGTCGCTTTCATCCATCATGTAGACGGGCTTTTCGTCGAAGACGTGACGAATGAACTGTTCGATGAGGCGGAAGCCTTAGCCCGCGAAACCGCTCCCCCATCGTCATGGGTTCGCGAAGTTCAAGCGATGGATCATGCGCACGACCTCCGAAAAAACGAGGTGGCGTGATGAAATCCTTTCTCACCCGACACGACCTCGACGCCACTGACGTTCGGGACTTCGTTGTGATCGTTTTGTTTATCGGAACGCTCGGCCTCTGGGCCTTGATAGTTGGAGGTTAGTCCATGTTCGATCTTACACTTGAATTCGTTTCGGACGCCATGAAAGAGCCTGCGCTTTCGGCCGAGGAACAGATGGAACGCAGGGTCGATAGCATCATTCGCGACTTGGATGAACTGATCGCCTTCGCGGCCAACACGGAAACCGTTGATTTGGTCGAAGGTCAGCGGATCGGCGTCGGGCAGATCGTTTCCCGCGCGCAACTGGTCGCCTCGTTTCTCCTGGCACGCAATCCCAACAAACTGCGGGTGATTTCCAATGGGTAAAAAGTCGCCAGAAATTATTGAGTTCCAGAAGACCCACGGGATTACGGAGTCCGAGATGTGGGAGGTGCGGCCCGGTTCATGGGCCGTGAAGCATTGCGCTATCGAGCGCATTGTTGCCAAGCAGGGCATCAAGTTTGAGCGGCCCGCTATCATCGAAGTCAACACCGCCGAGAAGATTATGGTCATCTGCGTTTTCGGCACGCTTGGCGACCGCACCGAATGGTCCTTTGGCGAAGCATCGCCAGCAAATTGCAAGATAGCATATCCAGCGTCGATTGCCGAGAAAAGAGCGAAAGACCGAGTAGCTATCAAGCTACTGAATGCAACGGGCGAGGCGATCTATTCGGAGGATGAGTTCGGTGAGGAAACCAAGCCGCGTCAAAACCCGCACGTCACCCGGCCGTCCGATGTCGTGTCTCCCGCCGACTACGACGAACACGGCGAGATCATCGATAATATCCCACACGCGCCGACAGCGCAAAAACTGCGCGTAGCCGACCAGCGGCCGCTTTACGATGCGATCCAGAAGGAAGCATTGGCGTTCAACAACTCTGCGGGATTCATGGCTTGGATGAGGTCTCCTCAGACCATACAGCGCGTGGCTGACTTCAAGCCCGACTGGCAGGAGATTTTCCGAGGGACTTGCAAGGAACACTTGGCAGACCTTCGCGAGGGCGAAACTGACACAATGAGGATGACGGCATGACCGAATATGACAGAACAAATCGCGGATCGATCTGGAAGAACGACGACAAGCGCGAGGACAAGCATCCGGATTTCAAGGGCAGTCTTAACGTCAATGGCGTTGAATTTTGGGTGTCAGCATGGAAGCGCAAAGAGGGCGCATCGCCGAAATCCCCGGCGCTGTCTTTTAGCGTGAAGCCGAAGGAGGAGAAGCCCGCGCCCAAAGCCGGTACTGCCGCCCAATATGACGACATGGACGGGGACAGGATTCCTTTTTAGGGGACGATCAAATGACCCGCGCAACTCTCGTTCTAGTCTCTCCTGAGATCAGGCAGCGCGCCGCCCATTGGGCTGCCAAGCTGCCAGAGGGGACGCGAATTGATTTCAAGGCGCCGAAGCGTTCGCTACCACAAAATGATCGTATGTGGGCCATGCTCACCGATGTCTCGGCGCAATTGCCTTGGCACGGAATCAGGCTTTCCGCAGACGATTGGAAGCTGATCTTTCTGGACGCGCTGAAGCGTGAGCTTCGCATGGTGCCCAATCTCGACGGCACCGGCTTTGTGAACCTTGGCCGATCTTCCTCCGATTTATCGAAAGAGGAAATGACGAACCTTATCGAGCTGATCCATGCTTTCGGGGCAAATCACGGGGTGACGTTTCATGACTGAGCTTCGCCAGCGTGAACCGCGACAGCGCGACGAACGGCATTTGAATTATATTCGAAGCCTGCCGTGCTGCATCTGCGGCGAGGACACCACAGTTGAAGCGGCTCACATCCGCACCGCATCACTAGCACACGGTAAAAGATGGACAGGCAAGCAAGAGAAGTCGAGCGACAAATGGGCGCTTCCGCTCTGCAACAAACATCACCGCGAACAGCACACCATGAACGAAATGGCGTTCTGGAAACAATACGGGCTCGATCCATTCATGCTGGCAATTTCATTGAGGTCACGATGACGGACTCGCACTCCTATCCTGACACCATGGAAGCCTTACAGGCGGCTCACAAGTCTATAATGGCGGCCGGTATCGGCTCCTGCGATTGCCACACCAAGACACCAGACGCAGCCTTTCATGCCGAGCATTGTCGTTATCTTAAAATACTTTCCGCGCTGGATAGCTTGGAAATCGTTGAAGAAGGCATCGCAGCTCTTGCCCAATGTGCGCCGGAGCCCGCCGCTTGGCAGTGGCGCTACGTCGGCGAAGATGAATGGAAGACGCCATCTGGCGGCATAAAATTAACTGCGGAAGAGCTTAAGCGCGAACGCCCAATAGAACAGCGCCCCCTCTTCGCTGCCCCTGCCCAAGCACCATTGATGCATCGGCCAGAACATATCATTGAGGCGATAATCCTGCTCCGCCTCCATGAGAAGCGCATAGAGGGCTACACAATCGAGACAGCCCAGGAGATTGCGGAGGCACTTTCGCTCTCGATCCCTGCCAAAGCAGAACGGAAGGCACTAGAGCAAATCGCCATTGTCTGCACCAAGAACATGGACAGGGATTGCAATCACCGGATGGCGCTCGATTACGTCAGGGAAATCGCCAACGATACCATATCCGCACTCCCATCGACAGCACGCGCAGTCCTCCCCGGCCATGACGAAACGATGGCGAACCTCGATGCGCTAACGATAAAATCGACAGATCCGCGCTGCACCTGCGCCGCCATCGTAAATCCAAACATCCCGCATGCACGGACATGCCCGCTGTTCTCCCCACAAAGCGGAGGCCAATCATGAGCTGGCGCCAAGGTGTAGGCAAATGCGAACCGTCTGAGCAAACGCTGGCGCTGATGGATCAGGATTTGGCTAAGACGCGGAATGCCGTGATCGAGGAGTGCGCGAAGATCGTAGACGCGGAATGCGAACGCATCTTATCGATGCAGACGCCAACTAGCGACCCGTTCTCGGTGACAGATACGGTCAACATGAATCTGCGCATGATGGCGGCCATGTTGCCGGAAATATCCGCCGCAATTCGGGGGCTCACGCTGTCGCGGCCAGATGGAAAGACTGGGGCGGAGTGACGCGGATGGTCGCCATCAACTTCAAACCTGAGTTTGTGTTTGCGATCGACGGTGGCCATAAGCGGCGCACGATCCGCAGATTCCGAAAAACGGGTAATCCAGAGGCTGGCAAGCCGCTTCAGCTCTATACGGGCATGCGGACGTTATCCTGCGAGAAGATCCGCGATGTCACATGCACCCGTGTCCGAGAGGTCGAGATCGACCACATGGGCGTTAAACTGGCTGGGAAGCCACTCTATGCCGGCGATGCGCCCGCGTACCAGGGCGGACCCGACCCAGAATCCTACGATGGTGACTTCGCGCGGGCCGATGGTTTTGCCAGCTTCGGAGAAATGCTCGATTTTTTCGATATGCAGTACGGACTGCCATTCAAAGGCCAACTCATCGAATGGTCACTTTCCCTCTCTTCGCAAGAGGGTCAGACCTGATGGACCTAGAACACGCCCGACTCCTGCAACAAGGCTGGTGGCTAGCGCCGGACGGTTGCTACCGCAAAGGCGAGAAGGCAAAGGGGGAATAGATGACTGACTGGAAGCCATCATGCGACGCGCCCGAGGGCGTCGTTGTCGAAACAAAACTTCAGGATGAGAAGGGCGATCGTAACCACGGCCCACTCAAACGTCAGGGCAATCTTTGGTTCACGCCGGACGGCGCTATGTACGTCTATTACACGCCGACGCACTTTCGCATTCCGCAGGAGAACGCTGATGGCTAATTTCTACGATATCCATGCCAAAGCTATCGAGCGCGCATTTAATCTCAACACTCGCGAGACAAATGATTATTTCCGGGTGATCATGTGGGAGCCGCTGGCAAGCTATGACGCGGCGCCAGAGAATGATGCGGCGACCATCATTACGTTTATTCGTATTGGTCCAGCCACTTACGAACCGGCCAGTAGCGCGGACAAGGCGGCGATCCATGACTGGGATCGAAGGCACCGACACTCACCAAGCAGCGCGTGGGAGTTGCCGGACTTTAGCGTTGATGCGTCCACACCCCCAGGGAGCGGCAAGTGAGCCAGCGAGAATCCGGTTACGAGCGCAAAGAGCGGGATCTGTATGAAACCCCCGAGTGGGTTACACTCGCCCTGTTCCCTCACCTACCAAGGCAACCGGAGGTCATCTGGGAGCCGGCGGCCGGCAGCGGGAAGATGGCCCGCGCGATCGTCAAGGCCAGCCCGAAGGTCGTAAGTGTCATTGAAAGCGACATTGAGACCGGGGCCGATTTCCTGTCTGAGCTCGTCGTTGAAGATGGCGTTGAAGCGATCATAACGAACCCGCCATACGTCTTGGCCCAGGAGTTCATCAAGTCAGCCCTCGATCGTATGGAGGGCCACGGCATCGTCGCCATGCTTCTCAGGACAGATTTCGACCACGCCAAGACGCGGGGGCATTTGTTTGCTGGCCATCCAGCCTTCGCAAAGAAGGTCGTTCTTACAAAGAGAATACAGTGGTTTGAGGATTCCAAGGGCTCGCCGTCATTTAATCACGCATGGTTCATTTGGGATTGGCAGCACATCGGGCCGCCGACGTTGGCTTATGGCCCTGGTGCTCCTGTGTCCACACCGTCAGGGAGCGGCAAATGATCGAAGATTATGATGCAATCAAAGCCGGCGAGCGTGTCAGCGATATGTGGCTGGCGCTTGGGGAGAAGATCGCTCAGGGGGTCGAATCTCTCGTTGTGGACGCGGACGACCCTGTGAAAGCTATTCGTTGGGCTACTTGCGCTGAAGCTTGCTTCTGGAAAGCGACCGGAGATGCTGACTCCCACGACGTAAAGGACGTGCTCGATCCTGTGGGAAACGCTGGGAGCTGCGGCAAATGAGCCAGATCAAGGCCGAGCACTATTTCCTAGATCCGCTCGACACGTTCCCGGCGCGTTGGCGCGACAAGATCGGGCCTATCAGGGTTATGGCTGGCCCTGTCACGGGTTATGTGATGTGCCGTCGCCCAGGTGGATATCCCTTCGTTCTGCATGTCTCCGATCTTTGCAACGCGACGAAGCACCCTCCCCACGGGCCATTTGAAATCATCGTGAAAACGCGCCGCACCTCACAGCTCCCTCAGGCTGAACGCTCATGACCCTGCCGGCCGTTTACAAGCCCCGCGAGGTCGCCCAGCATCTCGGCTGGCCGGAAAGATTTGTGCGACGCGAAGCCCTGCGGCTTGGCGCGTGCCGCGGATCGGGGCATCGTATGCGGCTGCTAGACGAAGATGTCAGGAAGATTTTGGAGGCTAACAAGTGCCCGTCAAGCTCATCAAGCGTCACGGCGTCTGGCATATCGACGACACTCTTGGCCCGCCTGGCCGGCGTGTCCACGTCCGTCAGTCAACCAAAACAACCGACAAAGCGAAGGCCCAGAGGTACGCTACCGACATCGAAGGAAAAATCTGGAACGGTCATTTCGATGGTCCGACAGCAATCCTAACGTTTGCCGAGGCGGTGAAGCTGTATCGCTCCGCCGGCAAGGACAACAAGTTTTTAGGGCCAGTCGAAGCCTATTTGAAAGACTGGCTGGTCAAGGACATCAAGCCGAGCACGTTGAAGCAGATGGCGATCGAACTATTCCCCGGCAATTCCGGCGCCAGCATGAACCGGCGCGCGTTGACTCCGGCGCAGTCGGTCATCAATCATTGCGCCGAGGCCGAGCTATGCCCTCCCATGATGATCAAGAACAGATTCGAGGAAGATGGCGAGCCGAAAGAGCCGGCCACGATGGAGTGGATTAACCGCTTTCGGGAAACGTCCGGGCTGATCCTGGGCAACTATGCGCTGTTCATGATCCTGACCGGATGCAGGCCATCGGAGGCCCTAGCGGTCGATCCCGTGAGAGATCTGGACCTTGAGGCCCGCACGGTCATCATCAGGAACAAGAAGGAGCGCGGGCAGCACAAGGGCAAGCGCAAGGCGCATCTGCCCGCCATGCTGGTTGCTGCGCTCGCCAATATGCCAATTGAGCCGGGCCGGCCTCTGTTCTGGTATCGGAGCTACAACAGCGTGACGTGGCCTTGGAACCAAGCCATCAAGCGCGCCGGCATTGAACGCTTAACGCCGCACTGCTGCCGCCATGGCTGCGTCACGCAACTGCTACGCCGCGGCATCGATCCGGTAACGGTCGGATGGCTGGTCGATATGACAGCGGAAATGGTGATCGAGACCTACGGCCACGCGATGAAAGACGCCACGCTGACCGATCGAATAATTGACACGCCACTTACACGCGCGATTTCAGAAGTGGCTGAAAACATAGGAAAGACCGGCACTTACGGAAAGTAGCGTATTCCACCGGAAGGAAGAAGTTAAGATATGCCCATCCCGAAAAAGGGCAATGAATCAAAGGCATTTCTTTTTCGTAACCTTGGCCTCGTGCCAAAACTTGCGTGAACGATATAAGAACTTTCTGACGGATTGACACGCCATTACCACGCGCCGTTCCCTGCCCGTTCATGGAGAAGCAAGATGGATTTCGAGCTTGAAGACACCCGCCGCCGACTGATCGCCCTTCGCGACAAGCACGGGGCCGACAGCCCAGCCGGGCACCGTTGCTCCAACATAATCGAGCAGTTGCAGAACATGCGGGACGCCGAGGGCGAGCAGCGCGGGCACCTCGTCAGGGCCATGCAGCAGCAGATGACGGAACTGGCCAGTCTCGCCACCTATGCAGAACACCACGAGGATGCGACATGAGCGATAAAACCGTCGAACAACTACTTCAAGAGCAGAATGACTTAATTCGCCAGCAAAATGAACTGCTGCGGCAATCTAACGCGACCGCTATCGGAGTTTCGGCTTCTCAGCATGCAGAGGAGATCAAAGCTCGCGAGCGGCGGAATACGCCGTGGTGGGCCAAGCCCCCGACATGGGCACGGTGATCAGTAGGGAGGGCGAGAGCCATGGGCATGTTCGATTATATCCGTTGCGAAGCGCCGTTGCCTGACGGATGGCGGCCAAAAGAGGCGCTGCAAACAAAGGATTTTGACTGCGACATGGTTTGCCATGTCATCAGCGCCCAAGGGAGGCTGATGCTTGAGCGGATCGACGCGGTTCATGAAGTGCCGAGAGCAGAGCGTCCCTACCCCGACGATGACGGATTGCTTGGCCTATGTGGCTCTATCCGCAGGGATACAAGTTTGCATGATGCGGATTTCCACGGACTTGTGAACTTCTACGGTCATGACGAGAGGAAAGTCTGGCACGAATACAATGCAAAATTCACGGACGGCCAGCTTATCGAGATACTGCCGGTGACGGAATAGGAGCGCGAGAGCATGAACGACTATGAGATGTTATTCTCACCGGGCGGTCTTATCCCCGTGAACGTCGAGACAACCGGGCACCTCGTGCAAGAGGTGGTGAGGCTCCGCGAGATATTGAAAAAGATCGAATATGCTTCGCGCAAGGACAGCCTGACCGAATCTGAGCGGCTGGAAAGCGTGCGGATTGTATTGACCCGAGAGGGCTTCACTCTCTCGAATGGAGAGCGCGGATAGGATTTAGAGCGTGGGTGTGCATGGCTCCGATGTGCAGCACACATCTGGCCCGGCACTTTTTAAGCGCCTGATGATCGCCCGAGAGGGCGTGAAACCCCTTCCAAAAGGGTTGCGCGGAGTGGTCCCAGCCGGGGAACAACTGACCACCAGTCGGAGCCACCTACGCTCTAAATCCTATCACACCACTCCTGACCGAACACCGAAAGATAGGAGAACAATATGGGCTGCGATATTCACATGGTCCTTGAAGAACGGGACGATGAATTTGGCTGGGTCGGCATCAACGCATTCCACGGACACCGGGACCGCAAGGGCAGTTCGTCGTGGCCCGGCGCAACCGATCGTCACTATAAGCGATTTGCCGCCCTTGCCGGTGTCCGGGGTGAAGGACCTGAACCCAAGGGCATTCCGGACGATGCCAGCCCGTTGACCCGCCTAGAGATCAAGGGATGGGGAGGTGACGGCCATTCCCATTCATGGCTTCCGATTTCCGAGGCGGCTAAAATCTTCTCGACGAGATTTTATGAAACCGAGATGCCTCTCGATCCCAAAAGCTATGAGGCTGACTACCCGGCTGAATTTTGGTTTGGTGCATCTACCGATACTGCATCCCTGGAAAACTATCGTCTGATTTTCTGGTTCGACAACTAGGCACTTTCACTGTTGAGCAGAGATCGGGTTAATGGTGACTGGTGGGATTGCAAGGAACCATCGAGCGGGTGTGAGGCCCGCACACATAAGCGAGGAGGGAAAGAGCCATGGATAGAGAGCGGATGCGGAAAGCGATGGAGGACATGAGGCCTAATCCAAATCCGCGCGTCATAGCGCTGGTGGACTACGCCATCGACCAAATCGCCCCCAGACTTACCCATAACGAGTGGTACGCTGACTGGCTCGCGTGGGCAGCACGATGGAGGTCCGGTGAGCGCGTACCGCAGGATTGCGTAAATGCTGCGAATGCATGCTTCGAGAAGCGGGATCAAATTAATCCCTTGTTCCATACCCTCGGTCAGCTTGCATGGGGCGCTAAGGAGGCGTGCTACACCACGTCAAAGGGCGGCTGGCTGACCGTCCGATACATCGCCGATGCAATGGTGACTTTTGGGGTTGCCTTTCCGGAAGAAGGACTGGCGGCGCTTGAGCCGCCGACAAAAACCGTGACGCCACGCTCCCTCGATGCTGGCCAACCAACGCGCTAGCCGTGTGGATCGACAATCACAAATCCTGCAATCGATCTGGCATGAACGCGCGTGGCATGTCCGCCAGAATTTGCATCGAAGGCTAGCCACGTATTCCCGCTGATATGCTGTTCAAGCACGAAAACATGATGCCGTCTCACGGCCGCCATCCCAGGAGCCGGCGCGGCTCTCGGAAAGCGGAACCAGTTGGCGGCACGCCATAGCTCATGGCGCATTGCGTTCCCGAAGATCCGCACCGCCGCCCCGCAGCCACAGAATGCGCGTGAGGGGCAACCAGATGGATGGGCTACAACAGCCCCATAACCCGCCAAATGCGCTGTACGGTGCCTGTGACGGGCTTGGGCAGGCGATAGCAGGCAGGCAACGCAAAGCGCCGCGAGAACAGCGGTTTTCAGCATTAAAGATTCCTTGGTTTCAGTGTTCTCCGTCTACGCTCTGGCGCTGCCCCGTGATGAAGCCTTTGCCGCGGCGCAGATCGAACAATTCTCTCTGAACCGTCGAGAGCGTGGTTCCGTGATTGGTAAGGCGTTCTTCGATGGTGGCGAGGCGGCTGTCTGTATCTCGGGAGAGTTTGATTGCTTCCTCCACAGCCCCCAGACGAACCGATAGTAAATCAATGCGCCCGCCAATACGGGTAAAAGCGACCACAAATCCGACAAGCAGAACGACGGCATTTAGCACGGCTCCAGACGTTATTGTCGGATCGAATTGCATTGGCGCGTTTCCCAACCGTTAAGGGATTTTAGCTAGGAAAGCCCCAGCCGTCGTGAGGTCTCGCGGCCTCGTGGCGGTTAGGGACGCTTCAGGCGTTTGCGCGCTTGAGCGTCCCGCCTTATCAGGTAGTGGTGGTGCCATCGTCGGGCGGGAGCGGTTGCTGGAAGTCCGCGCTGTCCGTCTGAAGCTGGGCCAAAAGCGCGTCCACCTGTGCCTGTGTCGCATTGGAGCCAGCCAGCATCCCGGCGATGGCGAGGACGTAAGGCTCCATGCTGACCACGCCCTTCTGAATCGCAGGGGCAACCTTGATAATGGCTTCAACGATCTGTTCCGCCAGGATCACCCCAGCCTCGATTGCTGCCGCGTCCATTATTGAACTCCGTTTTTGGCAAGAAGGTCTTGCAGGTCGCCTACGGCGGTAGCCGCCGCGCTAATGACGTTAGTGGCGTCCACGGTCGGATACGCCTTCATAAACGTGTTGGCCTTTTCCATTGCAGATATCGCCTTGAGATCGGCCGCTTGCAGCTTCACAACAACAGAGCGTTGCGCGCACGGCGACGTGACGGTTGCAACGGTGCCGGTTTTGCAGAGCGGGAGGGCCTTATAGGCGCGCTCGCCACTGAGCGCGATGCCGTAAGCGGCTTCTACGGATTGAATGGTATTTAGCGAGACAGAGCTGTTCAGATTGAGTTTCGGACCCGTGGCGCAGCCGCCGAGCGACAGCCCGACAGCCGCAAGGATAAGTAATTTACGCATTGGAGTTCCTTTCAAGATGCCTTGCGCTGGCCTTCAAGCGCAGCGGTTGCCATTGCGGGATCTGTGATGGTGATGATCGCTTTGCCGTTCGGCGCAGCATTAACGAGGGCTTTTGGATTGGCGCCGATCGCTGCGGCCTGTCCGGCAGCACTGGCGGCGAGGTAACCCTTGATCGAAGTATAGACGGGGTAGAGCAAGCTGGCCAAAACCACCAAATCATTGACAGTAGCGCCAAGCGCGCCGATCGCGGCCTTGATCTGATCGAGCGAGATTCCCTTGGCCTGCAAACCAAAGATGGCGAACGCGGTCGCGACTACGGTGCCAGCCGATTCCGCAGCCGACTTGACTTGTGCCTGCGTTGGCAGGGGCATGATGTTCTCCAGTGATGTGAGGGTTAGAAAGGCTCGGGGTACCATTCCCCGCTGATGGTCGGATCGATCAGGGTCATGCGTTGCAGCAGTGCCGCGCAGCCAGTTTGATGGTCAACGGCTTCCGGGTCGAAATGCCCATCCGCGACGTATTTCCCGCGATGATATTGGTCGGTCGAGGACCAGACGTAGGGCGATGGCAGGCCGCGCGCGAAGTAGCCGAGACCATTGTATTGTTCGAGCAGCGTCAGCGCGCCGCCGATCGTCCAGTCATCCCAGCGCGATGCAAACGGCGGACAATGTTCAAGCGCATCTTCGGCCGCCAACTCCCAGGAGGTGAAAGGCCCTCGCCCGCGCGGAACGTGGATGGAAACCTTGTTCCACGGGTCGCCCTGCGCCAGCGAGGCGCTCCAACTCTGCGCGGATTCCCGCTGATGGATCACCGCGATAATCGGCCATGGCACGCCCGAAGCCGTTCGCACATTCTCATAGCGGGTTTTCGCGTTGACCAGCCGATGCGCAACCGTATCCAGCACTCGCGCCCATTCCGGCAATATATGGCACGAATGCCAACGCTTGGCGTTCGCTGCCTTGAGGGCTTCGATATCGGGCATCTAGATAATTCTGATGATGTAATTGCAGACGATCGTCGGCTGCACGGTGCGGTGCGCGTTGCCGCTGGTGTTGTTTGACGTGCCCGTACCCGTGACTGAAGCGTCTGCCGCGAGTTGTGACCCGTTTGCGATGGTTTTTGCGGAGCCGGGGCTGGCCCATCCGAAGCTACCGCCGGTCGAGGAATCTAGATATGTGAAGTTAAGGGAGCTGCCATTCACCCGGAAGCCAGACACCGAGCCCGTTGCGCTAACCGTTGTGGTGATCCCCGTTGGCAGTTGGGCAAGGCTAAGGGTTTGGCTTTCGGCACCACCAACAGCCCCGAGCGCCGTGGAATCGCCGCCAAAATAGGTCGAGGTAAGCCGCGTTGCGCTGGCCTCCTGCATCGCGGAGATGCGCCCGGTTTTATCCGGCAGATTGAACGTGGTTGACCCGTCGCCCGAGCCGTAGGTCGTGCTCATAATCGAGAAAAGCGTGGCATAGGTCGTGCGCGAGATCGCCTGCCCGGCCGGAAATGCAAACGAGGTGTTCGGCGCCGTTGCGCCCCAGAAATCCATGCCAGCGGCGAGCGGGATATTATAAGGATTGGTCATGTTCATGAGGTAGAACACGGCGTCAGAATTGTTATAGCTGACGATGTAGGGCGTGCCTAGAACAAGCGTTCCGTTCGGCAGCGCAATTCCCGGTGCCATGCGAATGGATTTCGCGCCGAGGCTGTCCACGTTAAGGGTCACGTCAACGCCGACTGCGTTTGTGTTGGTGGCATGGGGCACAAAGGCTATTTTCTGCCCAGCCAGATGCGCCAAGGTATCAAACGATTGATAGCTCGAAACCGTGTAGGCCGTAGCCGTGCCGCCTGTGGTAATACCGCCTGCGATGTCGTCGCGGTATTTCGCGGTTTCCGCCATCATGGCGCGGGCGCTGTCGTTCACGCTGGACGGTGATTGCCCCTCGGCCCAATTGATCGCAGATGACGCGCTTGCGTTCGAGGACGCTGTTTGCGACCACGTGTAGAAACCTTGAGACATTGATGGTTATCCTTGAGGGAAGATCGGCGCGCGGTTGGCGAACGCGGCATGGAGGGCGGTTAAGTCGATCGGCTTGCGCGGGGCGTAGAAGATTTGCGGGGCCTGAGCCATTTGCGGCGCCGGCATCTGGGCAAAGGCTGATGGAACGGCACCGAGGGCGGCCTGTGCTTGCTGCGGGAATATCGGTTGCTGCGGTTGCGGGATAGCTTGTGCAGGGGCGCTAGGCGGGCTTGCGGGACTCGCTGAAGCCGTTTGCATCGGTTGGCTAGAACCGCCTACCTTCCGCGCCGCCCACGCCTGCAAGCCCTGCGCTGTCATCCCTGCAAGGAACGGATTGGCCTTGACGACGCCGGCCCCGAGAATGTCCCCAACCGGAGCATTCGGATCGGCCTGCAAGACCTTGACCGCCCCTCCCGGCCCGGCGAAATGGGCCAAATAGGTATTGCCGTCCGTGACAGGAACACCGGCCTTTGATAGAATAGCTTGGTTATCCGAGGCGTATGCCCCGGTCATTTCGCGAGAGAGTTGTGGATCTGATTTCAAAGCAATCAAATCCGCGTCGGATTGGCCGGCTAAATCAGGCCGATGCGCCCTTATTGTCGAAAGCCAAGTGGAATCGATGAACTGACCAAGCCCTGACGCAGACGAAGTAGGATTAGACGCGGTTGGATCGCCGCCGCTTTCAGCACCGATAATGGAGTCTATGAGGCCCATGGATATTGATCTACCGCCTAAGGATTATGTTTCGGAACGCGAGAAGCCCAAAGAACCAATATTCGGTCCCGGTCTTCCCGGCGCGCTCGCCTATTTCATTACGTGGGTTGTGGTGGCTTCAGGCGTCTACTGGATTACTCACTGACGCCGCTGAGTTCCGGGCAACGCGACGGCTACGCCGCCTGCCGCCCCGCGCCCGACATTCCGGGCGATGTTCTGCACGAATTGAATGCGCTGCACTGTCCGATCGACCATTTCGCGCAAGGCGTTCGGTGCAAGGCTCTGGCCGTTCTGCAAAATGATACGAGCGACAGCAGCGCGGACCTCCGGGGTATTCCCGGTGAGAGCATTGTGGCCGGCTGCAAGGGCAGTCCTCACCGCCCCATGCCAGTTGCCGGTCATGATCTGCCCGATCAAATGCGGATCGACGCCCATAGCCGCATGATCGTTGAGATTGTCCGCCGTCTTCGAACCGCCCATAGCCGCGTTGCGGGTTTCGAACATGGTGTTTTCGCGGGTTAGCCGCCGCTGCATCAGGGGATTGCCGGGCGCCATTACAGCTGCTTCGTCCTGAAACGCGGGGCTGGTGAGCGGTCGCGCAGCGTTGGTGCCGAACGGGCTTTTCTGCGCGTCGGCGATAAGCGGATCGGCATAACCCGAACGGAATGCTTGCTGGCCCGGAGGCTGAAGCGCTTGGAACGCCGGGATCGTATCTTCGGTGCGCCCGCGCATCGCGGCATTGCGGCCGGCTTGAACCGCATCGATATTGCGGGAGGCTTGGGCAAAATTGGCGTTCGCAGCACGGTAGCCCGGCGATGCGTTTTCCATCGCGGCATCTAACTGCCGCACGGCACCCCCGATCAGCCTAGCCCTGTTGCCGTTGCCGTTCTGCTGGGCGCTTTGGGCCGCGTCGGCCATGTCGCCCCGGATGCGTTGCACGGCCTCGAAATCGTCAGGATTGACCCGAGACAACCGCTGCCGAAAGGGCGTTAGAGCCGCTTCCACGCTATCATTGGCCGGACTTATAACTTGTCCGGGGTCCGTCCCGATAATTCGATCGAGATGGTTTAATGTGCCGGTTACGTCTACTTGATTGGCGCCATTTCGCACGGCACCATAATCGGCATCGGCGTTAGTGCCGCGAGCTGCCGTTAGACGCGCCTCAGTCTGCGCCGCCGTTTCTGGTGCATTAAAGCCCTCCGCGAGCGTTCCAGCAACGCGCCGAGCCTGTCCCGCTTGCCGCGCATCCAAAGCCGCAACCGCCGTCGTGCGCCCCTCTCCCGGCGCCCTGGTGACGGTCGAGAGCAACCGTTGTCCAGGATTCCCCATAGCATCGGCGACGGTGTAAGCGCCCTGCCCGTCGTTGCCAGCTTGTACAACGTCGTGGCTGATTTGGTTCGGATCGACGCCGCTTTCATGGATGCCCCGGGCGACCTGAGATTCCGCAAAGCCCTGCGGGTTAATGCGAGCGCGGATGTTGCTGACGACCGGAGACACCGCCGCGCCGGCCAGCCTTAGAGCCCCCGGCGTTAACCCGCCAAGTGCCGCGCCAGTGGCGAGCCCCTTTATGGCATTGTTGAACCGTTCTTTGAAGCCGTTGCCTTCCATGGCGCCGGAAAACGCGCCAAATCCGGCGGCGTCGGCGGCCGACGCAAGCGACCGCATTCCTAGACCAGCTTCAGGTGCAAGCAGGCGAGCAGCCGTTAGGCCACCACCTGCAAGGCCAGCCGCGCTAGCAGCGCCGCCAAGAATTTCGGTCGCCGTGCCTAGCGCCCCGGTATTCTCCCGCGCCTTGTTCATTATATAGTCTTCGCGGGCCTTGGCGTAATTATAGCCCTCGGCGGGATTGAACGTGCCGCGCTTTATCATTTCCAGCGGCGTCATCAGCCCCGCCTCAATGGTGCTGTCGGCTCCCATCGTATAGCCGTGAGCTAGCCGCCGAGTATATCCAGCAGAATTATCAATCGCGGGATTTGCCTTGGCTTCATCGATCGCGGCTTGCTGGTATTTGTCGGGCGCAGGGGCAGCGGGCGCATCGGATTTAGCACCATGGAAGGCGGAAAACGCTGCTATAGCCGCATGCTCGTCTGGCGCATCGACGTGGTACGTGCCGCCGTCAGGTCCGGTTAGTTCAAAGGTTGCCATCAGTTCACTCGCCTGATGGTTACGCCGCCGATTTTGGTCGATTGGCCGGGTTGAAGCGCAGGCGATGCGGTCGCGGGCGCCCCCGAAGCACTCACGCCCGGGACGCCTTGTCCGGTGCTCGTATCTTCCGAGCCCATCAGCTTGTTGAATGACGCGCGATTTTCAGGGTAGAGAAAATCCTGCTCGTCTCGCTGCGATTTCGTGCCCTCGTTGAAGGCTTTGGTGTGCGACTGGAGGCGCTTTTGCAGAAGCGACATGGCTTCTGCCACGGCGGCATGCAGTGCCTCGGGCGAATCCGCGCGGTTGAATTTATCCCGCAATTCCGCCGAACCTGATACCGAAGAATGGCCCCCGGACAAAGCAAAGTCGAGTTCTTTGATGGCGGCTTCTTTGTTAGTTTCGAACGTCGCCTTAGCCTTTTGATAATTGGGGTCCATGTTGGACGCGTAAGCGTCGTGAATCGCGTTCGCGGCGTGCGGGAAATAAGAATAGTTCCCGAGTTTGTCGATTGTCTGATCCAGCGTTGCAAAATGCCCAATGGTGGTGTTGATCGACTTCGTGACGCGAGATGCAATCCCGGACGCATAGTCTTTTCGAGTGGCGGCGCGCGTAGCGAAGTCTGAAGAACTCGTTGCGCCATCAACCGCAAGCACATCCTTAATCATGCGGTCAGCATTCGGCTTTAGTGCTGCGACACCTGTCGGCAGCGGTATGTCACCATTGACCATCGATTCGATCCGTCGCGCATAGTCGGGATCGGCTTTTCGGAGCGCGTCAAGACGCGCCTGACCCGTCAAATTGTCATCTACGGCAAACCTGCCAGCCGGGGCCGCAGGAGCGCCGCTATATTTCCCGGTTGATGGGTCGAACGTTACCTGCGATTCGCTGCCGTCCGCATTCTTGACGGTGACATGCTGGAATTTATCATCCGGCTCATAGGCGCGCGTTGTCTGCTTCGTTGCCGGATCGTAGATATAGCCGTTGCCGATCGACATCGGCGTTTTATCAGGACTATAGGCCCGCGTGATTTGTCCGGATCGCGGATCGCGGATATAGCCGCTGCCGAGATTTTCCACATTCTGCGGCCCGTAGGCTTGCGCGACAACCGTCTTGAGCAATTCAGGATTGCCGATAGCCGCCTGCGCCGTAACTGGGTCGACGCCTTTTTGGATCAATGCGCGGAGCGTCAAGTTCTGACTCTGCTGGGCGATGCCTTGGGGGTCGTTTCGCTGGCCGGTCGCGAGTCCTGAGATGCCGTTCGCGAGCGCGGGGAGAATACCGCCGCCGTTAGCAAAACCCTGAATGCCTGCCATCAAACGGTCGCCAAACCCTGGACCTTGTAGCTGCATCGCCTGTTGCGGCTGCGCTGGAATAACCGGAGGCGGCTGTTGCGGGACGGGCTGCGCCATCTGCGCGTTAGCTTGCGAGGGTGCGCCGTTGGGGCCATAGGGCCACGATGCACCATCAAGCGGGCTTGGCTGCGCGTTCTGTTGCGGGGCACTGATCGGGGCATATGACGGCGAGCTTGGTGCTTGCGCCATGGCCTGCATCGGCTGGGCACCATATTGTGCCTGATCCGATGGAAGCCCAGACGAAAATTGTTGGTTCAGCGCGTTGTTGCGCAGGAAGTCCAGCAAGCCGCCGCCGTTGGAACTGTTTGACAGCAAAGAATCGAGCAGGCCCATTTACTTCTTCCCGCCAAAAAGACTGCCAAGCGAACCGACGATCGTCCCAAACTGCTGCGCGCCGCTCATCTGGTTTTGCGTGTTGCCCGTTCCGGTTGATTGCGAGCCAAGGCCTGCAATGGGAATGCCGATCTGGGCGAGCAACCCGAGCGCCTGCACCGGGATGCCGCGCCGTTGCGCTTCCGCCTGCAAGGTCGCGTTGGCGTTGGCGTCCTGCGCGGCCGGCGCGTTCGCCGCCGTGGTAACGCCCTGCCCCTGGTTGGTGAGATACTGCTGCTGAAGGCCCGAGAGTATGCCCGCATTGGTGTTGCCGGCGTTGTAGAGGTTGCTTGCCGCGCCCTGCTGGTTCTGGACGTTCTGATTGTATTGATTGGTCAGGATTGGGGCCATGCCTGCAGCAAGCCCCTGCCCCAGCGCCTTCTGGTTATAGCCCGAGCCATCGCGTCCGGCTGCTGCAAACGAGCCGTTGACCTGCCCCGTGATTTGATCCTGAAGCGCGGAAAGCTGGTTGCCGATCCCCGGCGTCTGCATCGGGTCATAATTGGTGTTAGACGCGAGCGGGTTGGTCTGCGCCTGATAGTTCTGATAATTCTGATTGACGTTGCCGGCCTGATTGTTGGCGCCGCCGCCGCCGAGCAGGCTGCCGACGTAGCCGTTGATCTGGGGCGAAAAATTGGGCGAGGAATTGGCGTTGTTCTCAATGGTGTTGAGCGCGTTCGACTCGTTCCAAGTCGTCCCGGTATTGCCGAGGTTGCTGTTCACCTGTCCCAACATGCCGGTTAGCGCGGGCTGCGCAGCCGTCCACGGTGCCGTGGTCGAGGACTGCGTTTGATTTGAACTGCTCGTTCCGCCCATCAGGCTAGATCCTTTTCCATAATCACGTATTGCACGTGATAGTCTTTCAATTCACGCGCCCAGCCCTTGCGGCCGTAGAAGCGAACGCATTTCGCGCCTTCGGCTTTGGCGTAGTTTTCAATGCGAGACAGCAGCGGCATCCAGCGTTCGCGCTCTGATCCGGCGCACGCCGTAAGCACCAGCACCGGCTTGTCACGGGTTTTAATCAGATGCGTGGTTGCAGCGGCTTCAACGTGGTCGGATAGCGCAAGCCATAGAAGTTGATCGCCAGCCAGAACGTCGTATTCGATGTCTCTGAAGTCGCTGAGGTCGGTCTTTTCGATAGCTGACCGGATCAATTCTTTCGCTTGCGGCCAAATTTGATGAACGTCTTTTGGATCGACGCAGAGCAGATCAGGCAATTCGGTAAGCACTGACGGTGCTATCTTTGGAGTTGCCGGTTAGATTGAACTTAATAGCACCCGTCGTGTTGGTAGCGTCTTTCACGCTTATGCGGATGTTCGCGGCCGGGGATGCAATGACGCCAGATAAGGTGGCTGTCGCCGCGAAGTTCTGAGATGCAGCAACACGGGTCGAAGCGATCACGGTCGTTCCGTCCCATAATTTTACGTCGAAAGCGTCAGGCCCGGCGGCGGTATCAATTACGGTAATAGTGCCGCTTGCAAACCATGTCCCGACGGTGCCTTGCGCCACGCTAGGACCGTCGAAATAATTGGCGGTATTGTTGAGCGCAACATCGCCGCTTAAAGAGGCAGTTATCTTTGATCCTGTAAGCGCCGCAAGGTTTGCCGCATTGGTCGCGATAGCAGCCGTGTTCGTGGCGATGGCCGCCGTATTGGTCGCGATGCTTGCCGTGTTGGTCGCGATGCTTGCCGTATTGCTCGCGACGTTGGTGGTGTTGGTCGAAGTCGCGCTGGCCACTAGCTGCTGTGATCGGATAAGCTTCTTGGTGTCGGTTTCCTCAACGCCTGGGACATAAAGCGCGGTCATGTCGAACCAGACATTGCAGGATCAGGCTCGATCCCAGCGGCATAGGTCCAGACCGTCCCGGCCGGAATGCGCTGCTTGAACCGGATATAGCGGGCTTCGCGCCTCAAATTGACGTTGCCGGTTCGCGCCATCATCGCAATTTCGGTGCCTTGCGTCGGCGTGGCGTTCAAAGCCTGCCGCCACGAAACCGAGCCATAAACCGTTGGCGCATCCGTCACCGGCCTAAACCCGTTGACGAAGATTTCGGTTCCGGCCGTGCCCTGCTCGGCGCTCTCAAGCGTGGCTTCAAGGTTGGTGCCGGTAAAGAAACCCAGCTTATGCGAGCTATTGAACTGCGCTATTTGCGGCTGAACGGCTGTCGCGAATGAATCGAGACTGACGCCGAGCGCATCCAGCGAGGCTGAAATGGCGTCGAGGTTTTCCAGGGTTAACCCGGTTTGCGAGACGCCGAGCAGATATTCCCCGCTCATGGCGATCTGGAACCAGCGGTCCAGCGCCGAGTCATAGCCAAGGATCTTGTCGTAAAGCCCGGTCGTGCCTGAAATCGACTTGTAAGCCCAATAAATGCGGCTTGAGCGCGGATCGGCGGCACCGATAAATAGCTGCAAGTTCGCCTTGTCAAGATCGATCAGAAATGTCCGGTCTACCCGCTCGCGTCCGATCTGCACGGGAACGCCGCCGGGATCGATCTTGAAGAAGCCTTGGCCGGCGTAGAAATAGATCGTGGCCCCCGCCCGGATGATCGAATACGGCGCATAAAGCCCCATGTCCTGCGTGATGCGCTCGATCTGGAAGATAAATGCCGAGCCTGGAATGTAGGACATCCGGCGCATGGCCTGATCCTGGAAGATCGTACCGAACTCGCCGCCAGCTACACCTCTGACAATGCCGCCGTCCGGTTCGTCTTGAAAATCGCTGCTATTGGTCCCAGAGGTCCATGAGGCCGAAGCGTTGAAACTGTTCAACCCAGACCATTGGATGCGATAGGGTTGCGAGAGAAGCCCGGACAGCACGAGAAACCGACCGACCACGCTGATATAGGCCGCCTGCGGAGGCGAGCCCAGCGCCACGGCAAAGGCTCCGGCGGACGACAGGTCAAACACCTGCAACACCACGTTAGCCTGCGTGGCAAACACCAGATTGCCGGTCTGGGCGAACTGCCATTGCGAGGAAGCCGTCAGCGCCGAATAAATCGAGGTAACAGACTGGACGCCGGATTGACTGCCCGTGGTATTGATGACCGAGCCGCCCGGCGTAGCCGAGATTTTGAACGAAGACCCGGAAAGGCTGGTCGCGCTGACGTAGTAGGTTGTCCCCGCCGTTATCCCGGTCGGAAGAGCGCCCGTGGTCGAGAACACAATCGGGTCATTCGCCGCGAATGTGTTGGTATAGGTGACGACGCCGGGCGTGGCGATCGAGATGGTGCATGTCGCCGGAAGGCTGACGTTCTTCCATGTGAAATCGGTATTGTTGAGTTGATAAAGCCTGTCCGACGTGCCGGCAAAGATCGCAATCGATCCATCGGATTTCAGGGCATAGAAGCCACCACGGCAGGGCGCAGGAAGCGAGCCGGTCAGCGTTGCAAAATCGGGAAACGGGCCGTAACCATCGCCACGCGGCAGCACGTTGAGGATATTGTGGACGCTGGAGCCTTGATAATCTGTGGTGTCCGGGCGGAAGTCCCCCCATGGGATCATCGCGGCCATTAGGGCGTAACGTCCAAGGTGCGAACGGCCATGCCTTGCCGTTCGTTAAAGTCCAACATGGCGATTTCGTTGAATACCTCATCCCGGCGGGTTTTCCATAAGGACGCCGCCTCGAATGCCTGCCCTTTGTTGAAGGCGTTGGCCTCACACAGCGAGCCGAACAAATAGGCGTCGGGATGGTTGGTGTAGAGCCAGTTCAGCGCACCAGATAGCGCTGGCGTGCGCTGGAAATAATCGAAAGTAAGGGCCGTATCGTCCGACGGGGCAAGCCGGAGATTGGTGCCCTCGATCGTGAATAATACCGGAATGCCTGACGTGATATTGAGATATTGCGCGTAGACGGTCGGCGCAACGTAGTTCAATTCATGGATCGGTTGGCCCGTCCACGTCACCCGGCGATACCCGAGATAATCCGCCGGTATCGTTGCAACGCCGCTCGATGGCGTCAGCGTGGCAGTCGTCTCCTGAAGCCGGACCTTTAGCTTTCGGGCCGCCGCACATTCAAATAGCGTGATGAAATCGGGAATGTACGCCGTGAGGTCGTCACGGGCCAGCCAGTTCGCTATTTGCGTTTGCAGATCGGCGTAGCTAGCGAGCGCCATCAGAAGACCCATCCCGTTTGCAGCTTAGGCTTTTCGACCTTGAGATAAGCATAGTCAGGGTCTTGCAGCTTCTTAGCTACCAGCCGATCCCACTCGGGCGAATACATCTGAAGCGTCGTGTTGCCCTTACGGTGTTCGTCATAGAACCAGTTCAGCAGAACGATATTTGGGATGCGGTGCGTATGCCGCCCCCAGTCAGAGTGTTGATCTTCCGAACGATTTTCTTTGTTCAGGTCCAGGATCGGTTCAACGTCCTGCACGTTAACGAAGGTGAGACATCTCTCACCTTCGTCTATGTAGAGTTTGCGTTCCATTACTGGGTAATTTCCACCACAGAAACGGTCTGGATGGTCGGCGAGTAGATCGAAATCTTCTGCCCCGGCGTGACGGTGAAATGGTTTTCCCAATTTGGCGGGATCATGGCATCGGTCGCCGCCGCCGTGGGCGTTTGGTCGACTTTGGCATAACAAACCGCAGACGCCACGACGCGGATTTGGAATGTCTGGCTACCGAACGCCGCCGAGGCCGCAGCCGTCGAAGTCGTTGCAACCGCTACGTTGTTGACGGTGCCGAGCCTGGCGCTGTCAACATTGGCAAAGCCTCGTGACATTGAGTTGTCTCCAAAAGAGAAAAGGCCCGCCCGAAGGCGAGCCAAGGTTTAGCCGCGACGAATAACGGCGTAGTAGTGAACGTGACCGCCAGCGGTGCCAGATCCGGTTGCGGCGAACTTGATAATGTCGCCTTCCAGACAGGTATTTGCAGCCGTGATGGTGGTATTTGCCGCAACGCCATTGGCAATGATGCCGGAGACGCTAGCGCCGTCGAGATCGCCGATTGCCGAGCTTGACTGAGTAACGACCCAGTTTCCACCCGTGATCGCCGTCCCCGCGATCGAGGTCGTCACCGTCGCGTCGGCCGTCGAAAGAACGCTGCCGAGCGCAGAGCCGACTTCCTTGACCGTGCCCTTGAATGGCGCGGCAATAACGCCTGCAATGCCGGTCGCTAAACTTAATGCCGTGGTCGTGATCCTCACCTCATCGAGAGGATGAGCAATAGGTAGAGCCATTTAAGTAGCCTCCAAGAAAAAGGGCGACCCGAAGGCCGCCCATAAGGTTGATGTTGAAGGCTCTTACGAGCTGGTGAGGTCGAAAACGCCGCCCGAGGCTTTTTCGTTTCTGCTCTCAAGTGTATACTGGCACAGCACCGTCTCGGCGTCGCTGTCGCCGGTCTTTGCCAGCTTGTAGGTGTAGAAGTTACGGCCGGGCAATGGCGCGTAAGCCCACTTGTCCATTTCGAGCACGAGAACATCTCGCGTCCGCATGAACAGGTCGGGCACCACGGAAAGCGTGCCGAAGTCGGAGGTATAGACATCTACCGCCGCCGTGATCTTCTTTTCGTTCGCGGCCTGCGTGGTGGTGCCGCGACCCGAGAACATCGAAAACGCCTGCTTGTTAAACGAACCAAGCAGAACCTTGGTAGGACGGCCGCCAGCATCATAGCACTTCTTCAGGACGCCCTTGAGCTGGTTTTCCGTGAACGCGCGCTGGGTGCCGTCGGTGCGGAGCGATGTGCCGTCCGCCGCAGTCGGGTCAACGCCGCTCGCACCCTTGTCGGTGTTGGTCTTGATCCATGACAGCGCATCCGCCAGCTTGGGAGCGGTAGACGTGTTGCCTGTAACCGCCGCTTGGTTGGCGCCGGTCAGGATCGCTTCGATATCGCGCTTCAGTTCCATGCCCTTGAGCATGATCTGATAGTCCATTTCGTTGCCGCGCCCAGCGTGGTCAACTGACTGCTGAGTGCCGGTCACGCGCGGAGTTTTGCGCGAGATTTGGCAGACGTTATTCAGACGAACGGTTACCGTGGTCGCGTCCGCTGCATAGCTGTCGTCGCCTTCCAACTGCGCGTTGGAGGTAGAAGCCGCCGCGAGCGCCTGGGTCTGCCATTCGTGCTTGGTGGCTGATGCCTTGGAGCGCTCGATGCCCGAATAAAACGGGGTAAGCGTAGGGTCGATGCGGTAGATATCGTCGCCGAGGTCTTCACGATTGCCGATTGCGACCATCGATGTGAGGGCGGAAGTTGCGAGTCCCATAGTAGTTAACCTTTCCTGCCGGCGGCCCTTCGGAGACCGAGGATTTGCGCGCTTATTCTGATGGCGCGGTCGCCGCTGGCGTTTGCGAGTTGTTTGGTGAGGGCTTGGATTTGCTGCGAGACGCCAGAACTGGCTGGTTTCGCAGTACCGGGACGCTGGACGGGAGGAAGCGGTTTAGCCGAAGCGGTTTTCGTGGCACTCTGGATGTCGGCTAGTTTCAAGCTGTCGGCGACGAGTTGCTGAAACCGATGGTCGTAAATGGAGAGCTTTTGCTTGCCATTGGCGTAATCGTTCAGTTCGTCTGGCTTGAAGCCGAGATCAGAGAGCCTTTCGGCCGCTCGTTTCATCAGCGCGGGGCCTTTGTCCTTGTCTGCAAGCTCCGGGATCAGGTCGGCCGCAAGAGCATTTTCCGCATTGACGTGTTGCGCCCATTCGGATTGCTGTTTTTGGCTCTGCTGAGACTTGGCCCGTTCCTGTTCGGCGTTGACAGCTTGCAACTTTGTCTGATGCGCCTGCCATTGCAGATATCGAAACGGATCTTCGCTCGCCAAGCGAGTAACGTCATCCACGGATCTGATATCCGCGAATGCCGATTGCTGGGCGTCCTGTAGGGTTTGCATCAAGGCCGGAAGTTGGGCCTCGTACTGCTGCTTTGCCTTTTCCGCCGCTTCACGCTCGGCCTGGATGGCCTTGCGCTGTTCAGCGATCTCGTTTTGGACTCGGCGCACCTCTGCACTGTCTTTGCTGGCCCGCTCGGTCAGGTATTCCTGGGTTGTGCGGGGTAAAGCGTTCCAATGCTCGGCTTGCTCCTTTGTCCAAGACCTCGGCAGGGCGAGTGGCGGTTCTGCAACCGGGTCGTCCTCCTGCGTCTCGCCGGTAGGCTGATCTGCATCAGCGGCGGCGTTGCCCTCATCGGGCAATTCTTCTTGCTCAACCGGAGCGGCTTCAGCCTTCTCGACGGGAGCGGGATCTTCTTTCTCTTGTTCGCGTTGGCGGCGAAGTTGGACCGCTTGTTCTAGGGATAGCTCGCTTGCGCCATCGTCCACGATAGGAATAACGGCAGCAATAGGCGCTTCCCCGCCCGTTTGGGCGGCGACTTGTTCAGACATAAATCTTCCTTGGGTTGGCCTGCTAGGACGGGATCATATGATGCCAAACCGCTTTTTGCGCTCTTGGCCTTCAATGAGGTTCTTTAGGTCTACTTCGGCTAACTTGCCGCTGTCGTGGGTAACAACCAGCGCCATCATCAGTTTCTCAAGCAGGTTGACGGATTGCCAAACCCGCTCACGTTCATCTGGCGTTTTGCTCTGCTGCCAAAGCCTAATCAGTTCGTTGCGGACGCTTTCGGTGGCGGAGACGAAAGCCTCGTTCTTAAGCAGGCTATCGGCCCGCGCGCCGTCCGTCCGCGCTTTAAGCAGCTTGTCGTCGTTCACCCAGAATTCCCTTTATCTTGTCGCGCACGTTGGCAATGCAGGGCGACCAGTCATCCTGCTTTTTCTGCCGGATCACTCTCGCGCTGTCGTACCAGAGCGTCTTTTCGCTGTTCCGGTTCCAGCGCCAGTCCGAGTGATTGGTACAGAGGATGAAAACGGGCTTCCCCAATGCGCCGGCAACGTGAGCAACCGCTGTATCCACAGCGACAATCAGGTCCAGCGCTTGAATAAGTCTCGCAGTATCGCGCCATGTATTTGCCAGCGGTTCGAGGTTTGCGACAAACCCGTCATAGCCCAGCGCTGTCACCTCAAGGGCCGCGCCACCCTTCTGCAAGGAATAGAATGCGGTCCCTGGAATATCGAACAGCGGACAGAACTCGGAGAACGCGATCGAGCGATGCGCGTCCATGCCGTATTCGGAATTACCGCGCCACACCAAGCCGATGTTGAGCTTGCCGCGTTTGGGTAGTTCATACGGTTCGGCCTTGAAATATGGCTTGCCGCTTACTGAAGCGTAGTCGATGTCGGTGCGCCAGGGGACCGACATTGATCCAACGACATAATCGCACTCGAAAGGACCAGATAATGGGACAATGCCATCAATTCTGATATTATCGGCAACCAGATCAAGGAGTCCGTCAGCAGGCCCGCAAAGCAGGACTCGATCGGCGCCAAGCTCTCGAAGTCTCGGGATGTATCGGCAGAACTGGACGAAATCGCCTTGGCCTTCTTCGTGGTAGACGACAATCGTTTTGCCATTGAGATCTTGACCCTTCCAATACACCACATCGGGCGGCAGCTTTTGCTGGGCAATCAGCTTGCCGTTGTTCTTTAAGCGTTGCGCCGCGCACTCTTTGCGGATTTCAAACTGCCGAAAACCCTCTTGCAGGTCGCCGGACGCCAGCGTGGCAATCGCCCGGTCTTTCAGAATTTCAGGGTCGCCCGTGACCTTATAGGCTTGCATGTAATAGTCGGAGGCTTTGCGGTTTTCGTTCAGCGCGCGATAGGCGATGCCGACATGATGCAGGAACCGGCCGCGCCATTCGTCGTCAACCAGCGGCAGACCCTTCTGATATAGCTTTAACGCCTGCTCGAAATGCCCGGTGCGGTGCAGCGCAGACGCATAGTTGAACAATGCGGAAATCTGTTCCGGCGCGATCTCATAGGCTCGTTTTGCGAGCGGCAGATAGTGTTTCCCGTATTCAATCTTTTGCGCGATGTTGGCGTATTGACCGACCAGCGCCGCAGTATCGTCAGGGTTGCGGATCAGTTGGTTACAGGTGGCGCGGTAGTTCTCGACGTTCACGCGGCTTCCTTCATGACCCCGATATTCTCAAGCGTCTTGTCGTCCCTGTGGACCGCCAGGATATTCATCCCGCTCGGGAGCACGCGATAGCCCTCGTTGCGCAACGCCGCGGTAATTACTTCCTTGTCAGACTTCACGGTTTCAACAAACAGGATCGGCTTGCAGCGCTCGATGGTTTCGGCCGCGCCTTGCAGGGCTTCGGCTTCCATGCCTTCAACGTCGATCTTGAGCAGGTCCAGCCGTTCCAATCCCAGCCCGTCAATCGTGATGGCCTGCACCGTCGAGGTCGGCTTGGCGTAGTCGATCGATTGCCCGATGTGCTCGGTGCCGACCCTCGGCCTTAATTCAAATGAGCCGAACGAACCCTGTTGGGTATAGTCCGGCTCTGGTATGGACAACTCGCCGGAAACATCCGCCAGTGCTGCCCATATCGCCCGTGCATTGAAGCAATTCTGCAAGGTGATATTGCCTGCCAGCGCGTAGAATACCCGCTCCTGGGCCTCTACAGCGATGACAGACCCCCACTCCCGCATCAGGCGTGCCCATTCAAGGGTATGAACACCGATGTTGGCCCCTCCGTCGATGGCAACGACCCCATCACCGAAGTGATTGCGCCGGCATACTAACAAGTTCTTCAGGTTCTCCACGTCGCGCGGGTCATAACAGCGGTTTTCCATGATCTGGGCGCCGACGCCGTAAAAGTCGCCGCTCATCAAGTGATTGTAATCCATGCGGTTGACCAGCATCGGGCCGTGGTCGGAGGACGCCAGGACGAACGCGATCATGCTAGCAATGCCATCAAAATTAAATCTTCCTCGTCGTCATCTTCCATTTGCCGCAGCATCGCTTCGGCGATCTGGATCGCTACCCGCGCCTGCATTGCGGTCTGCGCCGAATTGGCCAGCGTGGCTTCTTCCAGCGCTTCCGTTAGCGGCGCGATCGACGGCGCGATGTCACCTAGCAGGCCCGCCTTGATGCCGACCTGTTCGGCCAGATCAACGGCTTCGCGTAGTTCTTCGCCGGTCTTTTTCTTGAGCAGCCGCGCCTTGGCTTGCGCCGCCCGCTTGGCGTCTAGGAAATTCTCATATTCCCTGCGAGTAAAGCCGCCGGCCCCGCGCCGGTTGGTGAGTACAGTCTGCCCGTCCGTGTTGGGCTGGTCGAGGTTGGTTGACAGCGCGCCGACGACGATATTCGACTGCACGCCTAGCAACGTGACTGAAACGGCGGTCGGGACGCTGACGGTTACATCCGCCGCAGTGCCCGTGGCCGTCGTACCGCTGGGCGATACATTCGCGACGCCGGTAACGGTCGGCGTATTCGCCGCGCTTGCCGATTGAACGCCGGTAACGCTGGCATTGGCGGGCGCGGTGACCGACAGCGAACCCACGCTGGAAGCCGCAGAGACGCCCGTCAGGCTTACATTGCCAAACCCGGTAACAGTTGGCGTCCCAGCCGCAGAGGCCGCCTGTACGCCCGTTAGATTGACACTGGTAGCACCGCCAACGGTAACGGTGATCGTCCCGGCCGAGCCGGTCGCAAACACACCGGTAATCGGAACATTGGCAAAGCCCGTGATGGTTGGAACGCCAACCGTAGAAGCGGACTGCACGCCCGTAACGCTGACATTTGCCGCGCCCGTAACGGTCGGGATATTGGCAACGCCCGTCGCCGCAATGCCCGTGACATTGACGCTGACAGGGGCCGCCGTCGCGGCCGTAACAGAGCCGACAGAGCTTGCCGCCGCAACGCCGTTCACCGAGACATTAGCAAAGCCCGTCACGGTCGGAATACCCGACGAGCTAGCCGAAACCACTCCAGTCAGGCTTACGTTAGCTTTTCCTGAAACGGTCGGGACATTCGCTGCAGATGTCGCCGCGCCGCCGGTCAGACTGGCGCTGGCCTTAATACTGGCAGTCGGCGTATTCGCCGCGCCCGTCGCGGCAGTGCCGGTTAAAGTTAGATTTGCCTTTCCCGTGACTGTAATCGTGCCGGCGGCACTGGTAGACGAAGCCCCCGTAACGTTGACGCTAACGCCGCCGCCTGAGCCTGCCGCGCGAATCTCGACTGCGCATGACGCATACTGGTATGGATCGTTCAGCGCGCCGTAATCAACGGTCGAAATGGCGCCGGCTTTAGATTCCGTCGTGGAACGGAACCAGCCGCTCGTACCGGATTGCGTTTTATATTGCTCAGTCCACCCAGACCCGCCGGCCACAACCGCATTGCCATGATCGCCGTCGCAAGCAATTATAGCGACCACAGCACTGGAGGAAGCCGCCGTACCACCAAGCGAATAACTCAGCGTGCCGGTGTTGCTGCCATTAAGATTGCTCTCGGCCTTTAAGCCTAGAGGGGTCGATGTGTCGTATCCGGTCCATGCCGTGATAGCGACAGCGCTCGCCGTTCCATCCGAGGTAAACGCCCCCTTACCGGCCCCGGCCGACAACTGAATAGTTACGGTCTGTCCGGTTGTGTTAGGAGCAGTCCACGTTTCGGCAAAAGCACCGGTTGAGCCGACGCCGTTAGTTGATGTTTTCTGCTTCGTCCACGTCAGCGCCGTGCCGGTGTTGGCGACCGCGAGTGTAGGATCTCCGTTGGCGTTGTTGATCTGCGCAATTTGCAGAACAATCAACGAACTCGCCGGCAGGACGCAACCGGCAAAATTCTTTGTTACATTGGCGTAGTCGAAGCCATTTTCGCTGTAGATTAACGAACCGCTGAGGGCCATGCGTCACCCTTCAGAGTATGCTGTGTTAGCCGACCTGTTCGGTGATGTTTTTGGCGTCCGCAACCTGGAACGTGCCCTGCATCGATCCGATAGAGCCGTTCACCAAGTTAAACACGGTCTGGCCCTTGCCGGTCGGGAGGCCGAACAGGGTTTCGACGTCCGTGAACACTGTTCCATCATTGTTGTGGCTCATGATAGCTAGAACGCGTTCGCCCGTTTCAAGAGCTTCGCGCAACTGGAAAACATACGAACGCAGCAAGGATGCCTGCAAACCCGTATTTGTCGGGTCGATCTTGATATAATCGCGCGCCATTTATGCTAACCTCAGAATTGCATTTGACGAGTCGGGCGTGGGGAAAATGATGGTAAAATCCCCCGCCGTTGCGGTCTTGTCGGCGCCGAAGTCATGCACCGAAACCGTGCGGTTCAATCCCGCATAGCTGTTATATATTTCGCAGCCCCGCGCCGTAATGGTCGCGGTCGAAAACACCAGATCGGCAAAATCCATGAACGCCGTGGTCGAGGTCAGGCTGGGCATCGAAGCTGAGAGCGTCAGCGCCGAGCCGCCCGCCGAATAACCCGTTCCAGTTGCCTCATTGGTCGCGCTGTAGGTCGCCGTGGTGCCGTCCAACGTGGCCGAGGATGTATACAGCGCCAGTTTGTAGGATGCCGCCATGGGGTTCGTGAACGTCAGCGTTCCCCCCGTAATCGTGCCGGTCGAAGCTGCCGACGAAGTAAACGTGGTGGCCGAACCAATCACCGTGACGATCGACGACCCGCCGACATTGGTGCCAGTGAACGACATGCCGAGCGTTAGCCCGGCCACGCTCGATGCCGAGGTATAGGCGGTCGAACTCGACGAACTCGCCGTGATGGTGAATCCGGTCGTGGTCATGATGTGCTGGCCGGAAAATAGCTGCTGTTTAAAGCTGCCGGCCATGCTTGTGCTGATCGCCAAGTTAATCTCCTTTGAGGTATTGGATCGCCTTGAACAACAATTTCTCGTTGTCCCCTAGGAGACCGATGGCTTGGTTGCATGGGCCACAAAGCAGGCCCCGTACTCGGCCTGTATCGTGGCAATGATCTACTGCGAATGTTGGTTTTCCGCGCGGCGATACTGACTCACACACCCCGCATCTGCCATTTTGGAGGGCGAGCATTTGATCGTATTGCTCTAACGATATTCCATATTTTTTCTTGAGTTGGTGCCGCCTATAAACAAGCAGTCTTTTTTCTGTTGTTTGCTTCTTGGCCCAAAGTTTCGTTACATCAACGGCGCAAACCTTGCAGCAACTTCTCGGATAGGCCTCAGATTTGTTGCGAGAAATTCCGAATTCCTCAATCGGCTTTGTCTTTCGACACCGGGAGCAAGTTTTCTTACCGGTTACAGCCCATTCGCCGCGCGGTGAAACAAGACCCCTATTCGTACAGGCCTTACAGTTCGCGGATGGATAGCCCTGCGCGCTCCAATAGAACTCTTTTAGAGGTTTTGACCCTCCGCATTTGGTGCAAGTTTTTGCGTCTGTTCTACGCCATTGTGCTGGCAGCCCCATGCTAAACCCCTAAGATGTTTCGGTAGTTGCATGTTACTCTGCCAACAAAGAAATTGCCATTAGATCACATCCTCAAGATGATATCGGCCACGTCTGGATTGCCGGGCTTCAGTTGGTTGTAAAGCGTGGTGCGGTCTGACTTAATCGCCATTTCCATGTAACGCATCAGCACGATCTTGATCTGCGCTTTGAACAAGTCGGCCTGCTGCGCTAGGGCCGGCGAGGTAGTGTCTGCGACGTGCAGGAGCTTGCGCAGCGCCAGGTTGGAGATTTCATCTACATTCATGCCGCGCCCGGATGTGGTATAGGTCTTGATGTCCCCGGCAAGCGTCTCGCCGTCCGTCCCGATCATTTGGCCCCCATTGGTTTACCGTCCGTGCCGCGCTCAATCATCATCGTTTTGTTGCCGCGCTTGATCGCAGCCGCCTTGCCCGCCTTGTCGCGGATGATCTCAATCGGAGCGTTCGCTGCTTCTTCGATCGAGGATTTCAGTTCCTTGATGTGATCGACCGATGCCGTCTTGCTGGAAGCATTCTTGTGTTCAAGTTGCTTGTTCTCAATGGTCTGGCCATGCTGCTGGGCCGATTGCGTCAGCGCATGTTCGTGCAATTGCTGCGCATGCGTCATTTTCTGCTGATGCAGCTCATGCGCCCTTTGATCCGCGCGTTCCTTCAAGGCCGCGTCGATCATCGCCATTTCTTTGTCAAGCTGGGCCTTTTCGCGGGCTAACTGTAATTCGCCCTCCATCTTCACTTTCTGATGGAACGCATCCAGTTGCGCCTTTTCGCTGGCCTGCTGGCTCTTGATCTGGGCCTGTTGCTGTTCAAGCGCGGCCTTCTGTTGGTTGGCCTGCGCGTCGTTCTGGGCCTTCTGCTGCTCGATCTGCACTTTGGGATCAGGCGGCGGCGGGACAGGAGGATGCATCAACTGCCCGTCCGGCCCCTTTTCGGTCGGATCGTTGAAGAACCGATCGGGGTTTTTGTACCCCATGATCTTGGTGACTTCAGATGCCGTATTGAATAGCGCGGTATCGTCCACCAGATTGGCCTTGCCGCCGGCCAGCAATTCCTTCTGGATATTCCCCAGCGCCATCAATTGCGCGAACTGCTGCGCCTTGCCTCCGGTTCCAAGCCCGACGTTGATCGTCATGTCGTCGCGCGTTTTCCAGTTCCTTGGATCAACCGGAACCCATTTATTGCGAAGCCTAACGGTTGCCTGTTCCTGCCCGTGCGAGCGGATGGTGTGATGCAACAACGAGAAGATACGCCGCACGCCTTCCGCCATAACGCGGGCGGTCAGCTTCATTCGCATCTGCGAAGACGAGAACACTTGTGCTACTGCCGTGGCGCTCTGATTTTGCAGCGCGTTGGCGTCTAAGCCTTGGGTTTGCTTTGATAGCCCGGTGCGGGTCTCAAGCTCGGCATCGAGGTATTGCAGCATCGGGTAGACGCTGGGCGTAATATCGGGGACCGTTTGCCAATTAAGGCCACCAGCAGTTTTAGTACGCACAACGCCGCCAGAACGAGACACAAGCAGATCGTCAAGAGTATTCGGGCCAGCATTGGCCTCGGCAACTTCAACGCGCGGATTGTTGTGAAGATAGAGGTTATCAAGCGCGCCTCGCTTTAACGCGGTCTTTTCCCGCATTACAGGCATGACGAGATCGGCAACCGACCGGCCGAAAAAGCGATGGGTAATCGGAACCGGCGTGGTACACGCGAACGGAATCACGTCGATCGGCTCGATGACCTCTTTGCCGTCCTTGATAAGGATTTCGCCCTGGTCGCCGCCAGTCACCACCATATACAAACAGGGCTTGCCGTCGCCCTTGTAGTCCATCCGAACGTAATGCTCGGTGAGCTTGACCAGCCGCGCCGAGGAATTCACATCCGAACTGATGAAATGCTCGTTGACCGAATCCCGCGCCGTGGTCTCGACGTTGGTGTTGCCAACGTATTCGGATAGCTCCTTGACCTGCTGTTCGTCAAAACCCTCCGCGATTAGTTGGCCTTCGGTCTTGGTGACGACCTCGTGGAACGCATAATTGCAAGTCTCGATGTCCCGCGCGCCGCGTTCAATGCCGAATTCCTCGGGGGGGACGCCAAGCACCTTGGCGCAAGCGTATTTCTTGGTCGTGACGATCGTAACATCGTGCGTGGTTGGCTGGGGCTGCGGCGTGAGGGCCTGCGCCATCTGGGCCTGGGGATCGGGCGCAGGTGGAGCAGCGCCTTGCAGCGCGGTCGGCGGGGTAATGGCGTCCATCAGTAACCGGCCCCTGACGTGCCGGATTCGCCACCATTAACGCTATGCTCGATGATCTTCATCGCACCGTCGCTGGCCTCTACAGCCTGCGCCAGCATCGCGAATTGATCCTCAGACAAATCATAATAGGTCTCGCGTTCTTCCTGCTCGTTTTCTTCCCACCAGACTTTGACGATGCCGACCTTTTGCAACAGCGCATCCTTGATGAACGAATACAGCACCATGAAACCGGGGTTCTTCTGCATGAACACGTGGTTCACGTAGTCGGTTTCCTGTTGCGCGGCTTCTTCGTCCTCGGGACCGACCGGCTCAAACCGGACAACCTCGTCAGAGCCCGCAAAGATGTCCATCAGGTTCGGCATCAGCCCTTCGATGGTGTCGGAAACATCCATGCTGACCGTCTTGGAGCGGCCATCCTGCGCCGGCATGTCTTGGGACACGTCGCCGAGGTAATACCGCATTGCCTGCTCGCGCTCGCGGACCAATTCGTCAGCATTCATCGCAGCAAGCGCGGACGCCTTCTCCTGGGCTAACATGGCCTTGAGGGTAATGAGGTCCATTTTAGCCATTGGCTTTAAGCTATTCCCATATTGGCGTATTGGATCGGGCGATTGAATCCGGTGTGGTAAGGTCCAGTCTCGCCGTCCAGCGTCATCGCGAGATAGCGCCCAGAGTCGGCAAAATGGCTTGTCCAGTCGTGAACGGGGCGCGGTTTCAACGCTTGCAGTTTGTCGTCATACTCGGAGCGGTACATCTTCCAGGCATCAATTAGCCGGACGTTTTTCTTGGCGTCGATCCAGCAGCGCGGAATGATGGTGCGAACGGCGTTAATGCCGTCCTCGACCCGATGCATCTTGGCTACCGTGAGATTCTTCAGCCCGAGGCTTTCCAGCACTTCAAGCCGGGACTTGCCCGTCCCCAATTCTCTCGCCTGTGCGTCATGCGGGACGATGTGCCCAGCATAGACATATGGCTTGTTCATCAACTCCCGAACGTAATGCCCAAGGTCAACGCCGGATGCCTCGTAACTGTCAATGATATGGATTTCGCGGCCTATGACCTGGGCGAAAATGATAGCAGTGCTATCACGCATCCCAAGATCCCACGATGTCCAGACTTGCGCGGTCGGCTCATAAGGCACGCCAGTGATGCGGCCTTCTTCCTGCGCGGTCGCCATCAGCTTCCCGTAATAGGCGCCGATGATAGCCGCTTCAAACGAGCATTCGAATTCTTGCGCGTATTGTTCTTCTGTTAGCCCAGATTTGAGGCTTGCCAATTCCTCGGGCTTGATGATGCCGGTTTCGCTAGCCTTCAGGATCAGACGAAACCAGCCCGGCAAATCCTCGCCAGCTTCGTTCTTATCTACCTTGTAGAACCAGTCTCGCCCTGCTGGCGTGCCAATAAATGTAGCGCCGCCGTTGAAGTCCGCCAAAGTCGGCCGAATGACTTCCGGCCATGCGCGCGGGTCCATCTGCGCCGGCTCGTCAATCGTCACATCGTCGTTGTACGTGCCACGCATCCGATCATAATTGTCGGCACCGTATAGTTTAAACCTCGCCCCGTTGTGCGGAAACTCAACGAACAGCTCGGATTCGGATGTCTTGATGCCTGGAATCGCAGAGCAATAGTGCTTCACATAGGACCAAGCCACATCCTTGGCCTGGGTGAATGTGGGGGCAATGTATGAATAACGCGGAGGCGGGAACTTCCGCTCGTTTGTTATCGCTTGCTTGACCTTATCGTTGATGCAGCCAACTGTTTTTCCAAAGCGCCGATGCGCTACAATCTTGGCAAAGCGTTCGGTGCGGTCGTGGTATGCTTCAAACTGCGGGCGCGGCGTATAGGGAATTACGATCTTGCGTGATGCCACTGCATAATCTCGCGCAACGCAGCGAGCCGTTCAAAGTTCCGATACCAGCCACGAGCTAGCAGCTTTTCAGCCGCTCGGGATGCCTGCTCGTAGTCAAGGCCGCTGTATTCGTAGAACTTGCCCATTAGTCCGCTTTCTTGTGCTGCCATGTCACAGTCAGTTGGACCGGGCCGCCGTCCTCATCGCCGGATACCGGTTGCGTGGGCTTACCCCATCCCCGATCTAGAAGGCTGTTTGCTGCGGCTACGCGGGCCGCTGGTGGGGCATCAGAGGCGTGCATGATACTGGCTAGGGTTGCCAATGCGCCCTCTGTGTGGCCCCGCGCTAATGATCGGATATCGGTAAGATTTTTAGCCATTTACTGAGTTTGGGGCTATGCGCCCTTTGCCTTCTCGATTAGTTGCCGCTTGATTTCATCCTGTGGCGTCATGGCGGGAACGCGAACGCTGATCTGTCCCCAGCTCCAACGCTCGAATTTGCCGCCGTCTTCGTATTGCATCGTCACCTTGTGCAAGCCGTCCTCGGCTAGCTGGGCTATGGCGCTATTGCTCAAGAGCTGGTCCGCCGTTGGTCAGTTCAGCCACCTCGGCGCGCAGGTCAGATGCCTCTTTCAGCACCTTGTTAACTTCCGCGAGGACAGCGCCGGCCGCATGATCTGATTCGGCAACGGCATCGGCCGCGCCTTGACGGACTTCTGCCAATTTGGCTCGTGCCGCTTTAAGCTGTTCGCCAATGGTCATGGGTTTAGGCTTCTCTTGGCTTACAAAGGGGCTGGTAGGAACTTCAGTTCGCACGTCGGGTAATGAAAACGGGCCGGCCTGCGCCACATAGTCCGAAAAAGCTTGGGTTAGATTATTGGCCCCACTCTGATAGTTTGAATAATTATTCTGGTTTGCGTTGCCAGCGCCTGCATTTACCCCAGCCTCCGCATTCACCGGCTGGTCTCGCAATGCGGCGTTGATCGATTCAACCGACATCTTAAAAACCGCCTCGGAAAGATCGCTGGCGTATAGCCTGAACAAAAGCGGGCTGAACGGCCGATCGTCAGGCCGGTTCATCTTCGGGAGTGACATATTCGGACGGGGCGGTATCTGCCCACACCTGACGACGCTCTTCCGCGAGTTTGTGAGCGTAATTGATCTGGCCGTCGGTAAGACGGTCACTCGGCGCGGTATCGGCGGACTTGGCAAGCCTATCCGCCTCTTTGCGCCTTTCGTCGGCTACGTCGTGCTGCCAGTATTTCTTGGCATAGCCGGATCTAAAATCAATTCCGGCAATTACATCACCCATGGGGCGCCCCAATGAAAAACCCGCCAGGACGAACCGGGCGGGCGCAAATCACGATGCTCTCTGATTTGGGGTGATTTGTGACGGAATGTCAAGAGGCGGCACCACGCTTGTCCCGGGAAGCGATGCAGATTTTTAGGATTTCGTGGAACGGATGATCCGGCGCAATCTCATCCCCAAAAGTATCAAGTTCTTCTTTTATCAGATCCTCTAACGAGATTTTGTATTTGGCATCGGTAGAAATCGGATCGTCCGCCCAGACTGAAAAGGTTAGGTCGTTGTGACTTAAGCCGGAATAGGCCCCCTTAAAATAATCAACCACAGCATCTTTCACGCACTTATCAACCAATTCGCGGAGAAGACTGGAAATTCCAGAGGTGGCTTCCGCAAAAGCCTCCCCGCCGATCCAGTACTGCGGGTCATAAGCCATCATCCTATCCCCCAGAGCTTTGCTAATCTTCGCGCACTCACCCGTAGAATGCGCTCCGCATTATCCCGCGCCGTGGTCCGCGAGTTATACCCGACCGAAAACCCGGCTATTTCGAGCGAATGCTCCTGACACACCACGTTGTCCACTATGATGCCTGGTTTGTGGCCGATCGTATCTCTCGCGGCTCGGTATTGCTGACGATGATGCGCTTGCTTTTCGGACTTCGCCATGCCGGACATTGAACCGGGGTCGGATGCGAAGATTCGGTTGAGGTCCGCCGAGCCTAGCGCGGATTGAAGACCGGCCGAAAACCAGTGGTGTTTGTATTTCTGAAGCGCGATGTATTCAGTGCGCAGGCCCTCTTCCAATGCCCTCGACTTGGTTGCCCTCGTAAGGCGGCTGTAGAGCCTGTCCATCGTGCTATCGACGAACTGGTATATCCTGCCGCCTCGCTTGTCGTCGCCTACGTGGACGTGATTGTGGGCTTTCGCAAGCCGTTCTAACGTCGGTCCTTCAACCGGCCTGTATTCCACGGGTATTCCCTTGAGTTTCTTGCGTGATGCTAATGCGTTCATTTGGTTGCCCCGGTTGCCCCAGATCAAAACGGTTCTTTTCGTTCCCACGCATCACGCTCGGCTAGTTGTGCGTCGATCCGCTTTTGACGGGCCGCAGCCTCTCGTCTCGGCTGCATGCGGGTCTCGCAAGCGTCATAAACTTCCTTCACGGTCGGCAAAAAGTCGCTCATCACGGGAAGCCCCTTGCTCGGATGCGTCACCGCTATGATGATATCCTCGGGGTATTGCGTCAGAAGCGACGTGATCGCCGCAACGTAGGTCTCCGGGTCGTTGGCTTCGCCCTTGCGAAAGCAGCCGAACATTAGTCGCGCCCGTTGTGCCGCAAATTGCGTCGATTTCGCCAGATCCGCGGTTGAAGCTGTCGAGGATACTAACGAGATTGTCGGTTGCTTGAAGGACGTTGCCAGTTTTTGCATTTTCCACCTTTGCCGGTTGATCTTCCCATCGGTCTTGATTCAGGAATGTTGCGGGATTTAACCAAGGGCGGTCCGGCGGCTTGGTGCGAATGTAGGCGTGGACGCCGAGCATGATCGCTTCGAACGGCACGCCGCGTTTGCGGGCAGCGGCAAGGGCCTTCACGGCAGCGGGCTTGCCAACCTTGTTCGGCCAATCCGCCCAGAAAATATTAAATTCGTTGGGATCGAACGAAAGCGCGACTGCGCGCGGTTCTTTCTTATCTGCTTCTGTATCTGTATCTGTATCTGTATCTGGTCGTTTCGCTTCCGTTACGGGACCGTTACGCTCCGTTACAGTGGAGTTTTTCCGATGTTTTTCCCGCCATTTTTTCTGACGTTCGGCGTTCGTTGGATCCGTTATATCAGTCTCGTATTGCCTTTCTTTCCAACGGGTTATCTCTATGGTGTCGTTGGTGCAGCAGGCAATCAGATTTGCCCTGTCCATTTGCTCTAGGACCGACTGCAATTCGTTCTGTTCGAGGTCCAAAATGGCCGCATAGAAGTCCTCACCACGGACAGCCCGACCCCTATGATCATCGTGCGATGCGTCCTCCAGTAGAGCGGCCCACACGCCCATAACGGTAGCTACCGTTACGCCAGCGTTACGCGCGACGACGCGAAACTTGCCATCCTCGCAAGTTCCTTCATGCCAGCGAAACCATCGGCTCATGGGAGCATCCCGAGCGCAGCCATATAGGCGTCAACGTCGGCGGCAAGCTCCGCGGCCTTCTTGGCGTCTGCGCGCTGCTTGCGGACGACAACCCGGAGAGCGGCAGGATTGAATCCATTGCCTTTGGCTTCCGCGTAAACGTCGCGAATATCGTCCGCGGTCGCTTTCTTTTCGTCCTCTAGCGTGTTGATCCGGGATATGATCGATTTAAGCTGGTTGTCGCCGGGCGTCACTTTTGCACCCCGCCCATTTGCAGGCGCGCAAATCGGAGTGCGGCTCCTTTCGCTTTAATCGTTCGTGTCCTGACACCTGTTTTCTGCCCGGTAGGGCGACCGAGTTCACGCTTGTATAGTTTCGGAGGATAAAGCTTGATTGTTTTTTCCCCATCGCGCTCTAGCGTCTTGAGCAGTTTTTTCGTCCCAACCGCCGTGTCAAAAAGAGGAGCAATTTTGTCGTGGTGCGTGTAAACTACGCATTCAGAAGGAAGCCCGTCTTTGGTTTTCGTTACGAAATAAGCTCGGCTATGAAACCAGTCTACAAAGTGGAATGGATGCGGAAACGCATCGCCGTGCGCCTGGGAACAGATGGCCATGGCACAAATTTGCGTATTGCCCTGCCCCCCCAACTCGATCGACCGGCGCAAGTGATCCTTGGTCAACGTCAATTCGACTTCCCGCAATGCTGGACGAACTTTAGCCCATGCGGTGATTACCTTTCCGTTTTCGAGTTTGAACCTGAAGGCGTGCCTATGCTTCGGCTGAATTTTAGCCATCCTCATTTCTCCATTTGTTTAACGAGACGGCGCCATGCCGCCGCCGTATCCCGAGCGGCCTCTATGATTTCCTCATCCACAGGCCCGTCATATGTGGCGAGGAGCATTGCTTCGTTGGCGAAGAGTAAGAACGCATCTTTTTTGCGAGGAGGTTCGGGCCTGGCCTCTTCACGGCGGGGAAGACGCCGGGCTTTGCCGTCGAGGCCAATTCTGGTTTCCGCCTCAACTGACACACCTGTGTCAGTTGACTGTCTGGCGCGTCTCACCGTCTCAAAACTTACGCCTGCTACCTTGGCAATCGCTCGGTTTGACATCTGAGGGTTGGCAGCTATCGCCTCGGCCGCGAGGCAGCTCGCTGGCAGATACGGTGCCCCGCAATCGCACGGTGCTTCAGCAATGGAGCCGCAAGCAGAACAGGCAAGTTCAACCGGACGCCGAATTTGAATAACGTTTGTCATCGCATTCCTCTTTGATTTGATCGGGAACGCGATTGCTACTGTTATTTCTACGGAGGAGACCCCAGCACTCCAGGGTAATCAGGGCCTCGTCTAAGCCCTTGGCGACCGCTGTCTTTGCTCCAGCTTCCTGCATGGCCGCATGCGCAAGCCTCTGGGACGGCCTGACAGCCCCGCCAGTCGCTTTCAATTCAAGCCCAAATATCTCCCCATCCTTAATCAGAAGGATGTCAGGAACGCCGGCAATCACTCCCATGGCCTTGAAGGACTTGCCTTCGGACCATGACCGCTTGCCGCCGTTCGGGACGTGGAACCAAAACACTTTCGGTTCGCTGCGGAGGAGAAGGTTTTGAATGACCGCTTTTTGTATGTCGGCCTCGGTCATGACCTCGCCTCCTGCTTGAGCCCAGGAATCGGGCATTCGCAGATCCAGGCTAGTTCAACCCCGTAGTTGTGGTGGTGCATCCAAGCGTTGGGAAAGGACATTACCCAGCCGAGCTTGTAGTGATCCTCTATCCGGTCATAGCGAACGAATTTCATGGCGCGAGGAGTCATAACAGCGCCTCCTGCTTGGCAGGCTTGGGCGCTTCAACGAACATATCTGGCGCGTCTAGTGCGGCTTTGATGCGCTTGCAGGCTATGTCGAAGTATTCCGGCTCGCGCTCAATCCCGATAAATTGCTTCCCCAGATTGACGGCGGCAACGCCCGTAGTCCCCGACCCCATAAACGGATCTAAGATCGTTCGAGCTTTCGGAAGAAAGCCGATGCACCAGGTCATCACCTCGATGGGCTTCTGTGTCGGATGAAATCTTTCGCGGCGGTCGGCAAAAATCTTGTTATTCGCAAGCGTAAATTTCTTAGGCGTGGTAGCGTCAAGGCTGGTCCAAGCCAGTTCCCCGTCACCATAGGTAGGCATTGTTTGGCACTTGTCCCACCAAAGCCATCGACCGCGCGCCGGGAATAAGTCGGCAAAATAGTTTCCGCCCCATATAATTTGGTCATCCGAAGCGGACATGATTAGGTCAAAGACAACCTTATGAGGGCGCTCTCTGTCCCACTCATTGTCGGGATAATGCGCGGACGGGATGGGCTTGCTGCCGTTAAAGCGCGCGGCTTCCTTCTTCTTTCCTTGGTCGGCACCAATCCCATAAGGCGGATCAGTCACCACGGCATCGACCTTGCCCAAAGTTGGCAATATCTCTCGGCAATCGCCCAAGTACAGCGTCACGCCTTCCGCCAGATGTTCGACGCGATGGCTCACGCGGCTTTCTCCCGCTTAAGCCGAGCAATCGTGACGATCTGCAATTCCGCCTGTAAGATACGGATGCAAACGCTTGTCTTATGGATGTTCGGCTTGCCGTCCGTGTAGCCCTGCAAGCGTTCGATCTGGGTCTTGAGGTGGAGTGCCTGTTGCGCCTGCGGCAATTTGCGGATGCGGCGCAACATTTGGTTGAGAAATGCCTCTCTCATGCCAGTATCTCCCGCTTTATTTCCGCGATCTCTTCAGCCAAGCCGTTGTCCTCGGCGAGACGTTGATTTATCCGCCTGACCGAGTGGAGTATGGTCGTGTGATCTCGACCCATGCGGCGGCCGATTTCCGGCAGCGAACGCGAGGTTAGTTGCTTGCAGAGATAGACCGCGACCTGGCGAGGCAATACGACATCCTTGTCCCGCCGCACTGACAGGATCTCGTTGCGGGCGATGCCGTAATGGCGCCCCACGGCTTTGATGATATCCTCGACCTGGATAGCGCGAGGCACGACCGCCCCGAGTTCTTTACCGACAGAGAACCATTGCGATTTCGGCAGCGGAATCGCCTTTTGCCGTTCCACCCATGTTTTGACCGGATCAACAGGTTCGTTGATAGCCATCAAACTCGCTATTACGGCTGGCAACGAGCTGATCTCTGAGCCCGAGATTGACTCAGGTTCAGCCAGCTTAGGTCGTTTTTCCTGCATGACTTCGGCATGATGTTTTCTTAATAGCGAAAGAAGCTCTGCCGATCCGTTCTTCGCTTTGTCGCAATAACCCTTGTCCTCATCCGCCGAGCGGTGAGGTCTGTCTAGTTGATCAAGCATTATTCCCCGTGCCCCCGTTGCCTTTCTTAGTTAGTCTTGCCCACCACAGCTTTAGCCGCGACCACAGCAGCGTTCCCAGCGCCGGCAATGGCTTCAGTTCTAGTGATGTCTCTCTTGAGCTTGTTGAATTGGCGCGCGCATTCGGCGTCGTATGCAGCTTTGATAAGCGCATAGGTTCCTGCGCTGATCTTTTTGACGGCGGAAAGACGGTATCGGAGTTGCCAGAGTGTCCAGTAGTTAACGCCATATTCTTGTTCTATCCCTCGCAGCGCATTCTCGGCATCGCCTGGGCCTCGCACTCGCATCCGCGTTAACTCTCGCGACCACTGTGCAGCTTCTTGAACGAACGCGGTTTCACTCATTTGCCTACCCGTCAAAAACTTTTTGAGCACTTTCAAAAAATCCTCCTGCATGCTGATCGGCATGAAGAAGGCTGACAATGACAACTTCGACCCTTGGACATCGATCGGTTTGCAGACCGCGATGCTTCTGAACCGGCTGCACATACAGGCGCAGCTTTTAGAATTACAAACCGACAGCCCTGAGAAAGGCGTAGAGAACGACAAGCCCGACAACGAGCGCGCTACCCGCGAGGAG